TAATAATAGATTACCCACTTAGTCAAGGTAAGACTATGGAAGAAGCCATTGCTTATGCTTCTATGTATTCGGGATGGAACACACACAAAGAAAATAATAGGTGGGGTAGAGCTATTGGTATATACTCTATAGATAAGGATAGAACTGTATGTCACAGATGTCCTGATTGCGAAAAAACGTTTTAAAAAGGTTTAAAATGGATTTATACGTTTGTCGTTGTTGTGGTAAAAATGACTTATTAACAGATCAGATGAAAAAAGAAAAGTTTTTACATTCTAATAGAAGAGGCATCTGTAAGAAATGTAGTTCTAAAAACGAATCAAATCAAGAAATGATCCGTAGAGCTAACAAAAATCCTGAAAATTATCTATCTTGTGACAAATGTGACGGTATAATGAAAAACATGACTGGCGGAAGATTTAACATCAAAAGAACTAATTGTAGATATTGTAAAAGCGAAAGCGTTTCAGCTTATTAAAATATGAAAATATTACTTTTTTTAGCATTATTAAACGTTAGCTATGCTCAATCGGGTCAAGCTTTATATAAAACTAAATGTGCTTCTTGTCACAATTTAAACCCAACTAAACCTGGTAGTATTGGTCCTGATATAGCTGGATCTAGTCTAGAGCTAGTGCGATTAAAAACGCAAAATAGAACATATCCGGCTAACTATAAACCAAAAAGAAAGACTAGGGTAATGCCAATAATTAAGTTATCAGAAACGCAAATAAAAAATATACATGAATATATAAATACTTTTTTGAAAAAGAAATAAGTTTATTGATAGATTATTTTACTTTTTTCTGATGTAAGAAAGCTTCTTGTGTAAGAAATAATCCCTCTAGCTTCCAGACTTTTTAAAGCTTCTCTAACTGATCTTACGCTACAGCTAATTTCCTTAGCTAAATTTTCTTGTGAAATAGACAGGGTTTTTTCAGTAAGGTTTAAATAAAGAACAATTTTTAATTCAACAGGTCCAAGCGTTTTAATATGTTCTAAATTTACCACTTTAACTCCTAAAAAATTAGAATAGCAACACTAAAGCCAATTAACATTAACGAAAAAACTAAAACAGGATTAATTGAAAAAATGGAAGAAAGTAAACTTATTCCGATTAGTAAACATAATCCTCCAATTAATTTTAACATACTTTTTGCCATAAACTATTTCTTAATATCCTTAATTTTTCTGATAAAAGTTCTTCAGGAGCATCCATAACAATTTCTTTATCGATATGGGGGTATTTATTACAAACGTAATTAAAAGCAAACTTAACAACTTTCCTTTGCCATAAACGTATTAAAGGAGCAAAAAATCTAAGGGGTCTACACGTAACGTCGAATCGCCAAAGCCAATTAGGATATTGGCTGTAAACATAACCTGGGTGTGTCATAGAGTGGAGTGTTCCATCACATAAATCTATCGTCCATCGAGCAGTACCAAACTTTTCCTTACTATGAACTCCTATTCTACCAAATTTTTGCATAATATTAGTAGCTTCATCTATAGCCATATATAAAGATTGCCAATCAAAGTCTGTATCATTCCAATGATGAAAAGGCATTACATTAACCCCAGTAAAATTCTAGATAATAAAAAACCTAAAAATATATCTAAAAAACCACCAACAAAAAAAGCTAATATAGGATTATTTTTTCCAAAATTTGTCGTTAATAATAAAGCAATCATAATTATTTCCTTTCATCAACTAGACGAACTAGAGTTTCAAAATCAGAATAATATACAGTATACTGACGATCATTAGCGAGAACAATTGTTACTTCGTTGTCGTCCGCTTTATCAGGATTTCTTTCTTTATAAATGGCAGCTATTTGCTTAGGATTGATAGCTACTTGATGATTAAGGTTTTTTGAATAAGCGTTAGCTAAAGTGAAAATAAACATACGACCTCCCTAGTCCTTTTTTAATTTTAACGCTTTAATATAAAAAACACAAGCTACAATTCCTAAAAATATTCCGGTCATGGGTGCTTCACAATGTAAAGCGTAAATATTCATTAGAGAAAAAAAGTTACCAATAGAAGTGTAAATTAATAGTTGTTTCATAAAAAAAAATGAGCCAGATAGAACATCTGACTCATTCCAAAAGGAGGTCTTTCTACAAAAAATGTTTTGTAGTAGGGGTAATTAAATTTTACTAAAGTTTTTATTTATAATCAATCTTTTTTTACAGGAAAGCATTTATATTTCCAAATAATGCCTAAAAACACTAGGTTAGCCGAATAATTTACTATTAAAGGTAAGTCTTTTTTAGGTACAATGTACAGTAAAGTGAATAATTCACCAAGCGTCCAAAGTATTAGAAAGTTTAGGGAAATTCCTTCACTATGACCTTGTTTAATAGATAACAAACATTGCGGAAACCCACAAATAGCTAAGCAAATACTTCCAATATATCCAATAAATTCCATTATAACTCCTTTAATTTACAAGAATACTTCCAAGTTTTCTTTATCTTAGATAACTCTCTACCAACTTTTCGACAGTTATCTTCCTTTAAAAACTTATACTTATGTTTTATAGTGGTATTCAGTAAAATAATAGTTAGTACCCATAGCTTCATAAATTACTTCTCATATCTCTAAAATATTTAGTCATACCATACCATTCCTCATGCGAATATCTATTTCCTTTAGAATTATTACATCTCCAACAACATACAATTAAGTTTGATTTTTCATATCCATTTGAATTATTCATCCTGTCTAAGTTATATCTAGACCCATTTTTAAATAGATTAACTTTTGTCCACTTAACTTCCTCATAACAATATTGACAATTATTAATTTTGGTAAATTCTAAAAATTCAATATAAGTTAGAGTTACTTTAATACTTTTTTCAATTGCATTTTTTAATAAATTATTATATAAGGCTTCGTAGGGTCTTTTTACGGTAGGGTTAGGTACTAACCTAGCTTTTTTTAATTTTATTAAATTAGCACATCTTTTACAATTACCAGACCAATTACTTAAACAGTATTTATCCCTATAAATAATATTTGTACAATTTTCATTTTTACATCTACATTTAAAATAGGAGACCAATTTTTTTATTGATCCCCTTTCTTTTTTAACTTCTTCTAAAATTAATTCTTGATTTTTCATTTTATTGGACAAACTCCAGTTGCACATTCTGCGTCCATTTCAAAATCACCTATTACTGAAAGAGATTCAATTTTTTTCACTTTAGCAGAAAGTTTATCAAATTGTTCTTCATTAATTTCTTCTAAAGGTGCTTGAATAAATCCATGTTCCGAATGTAATAAAAAGGAAACAGTTTTTAAATAAAAATTATAGTTTTTCGAAAGCCATTGTTTAATTTCTTGAAGTTCTTCTTTTTTATAATAAATAGTAACTGACACAGCATTATCAGACCATTCTTTTTGTAATCTTTTAATAACTTCTAATTGATCAATAGCTGTCATATCTTTAGCAAATGTAGTTCCTTTTGGAAAACAACTAGGAAATGAAACAACCACCGTGTTTTTATCTTCAGTTCCATCAAAGTTTTTCTGAAACTCTATAGGATATCCATGACTTCTACAAACTTCAACTAATGAATTATTAGATGCAATTCTAATACGTCTAATGTGATATTGAGAATAACCCGGATGTGCCCCAGGAGTTACTCCTGCTAATAAACTTAAAGTACCACTAGGTTTAACTGTAGTAAGTTTAATAGAAGTCGGAAATCCATTTTTTTTAGAATAATCAACGTCATAAGCTCTAAGCATTTCATAAGCATCTGAAAGCCAAGAACGTTGTTCTTCCGTTGCTTGTAAATATCCTGTAATACCAATTCCCATTCGCATATTTTTATGAACAATAGCTTCTGTTTCAGGGTGATGACAGGGTAAAGATAAACTATGTTTAGCAATTCTATAAAGATTTTTTAAAACTTGAAACAATCTTTTTTTAGTTTTAATATTTGGGAGAAAAGTTTCAGCTAAACAACAAGTTTCTTTATCTTCTAAAGATTGTTCAGCACAAGGATTAAATCCAATTATGTTAGAATCTGGATATTGTGTTTCTCCTGTTCTACCAATAGTTTGAGCAAGTTTAAGATTAATTAATCCGTAAGGTTCACCGTTACCATTGTAACCTTGCCAAAATTGTTCAGGTAAAAGAGAAAAATCATTACAAACAACAGAATTATTTGACATCGCTCTCCAATTAGGAATATTACCTAAATCCCAACGTTTAGCATTTAAAAATTGTAAATCATCCATATCACCAATAGCAATTTGTGCGGATCTTCTTACATTTCCCGCTACAACTACAGACCCAATAATATTCATTATATCTAAACAATCAATCGGACGAACTTTTTTACTAGCTCGAGAATTTAAAAGCTTATTAATTTCTGTAATTCCCCAACAAAGATCTTCTGGTCCTGAAGCAACTCCGCCAAATCCTTTAATTAAAGTTCCTTTCCCACGAATACAAATAGTAGAGTAACTAAACCCTTTTCCGGTTATAAAATGCGATTCTAAAGTTTTTTGAAGAAGTTCTACCCATCCTTGACGAGTATCGGGAACAATATAATCAGCATCTTTTGTATCTTGTCTTATAATTTTAACTTTTTTAGGTTTTGGAAGCTCGTATACATGTTCTCTTTGAATATTAAACCCAACCCCACATCCTAACATTAACATATCCATAGCCCAAGTAAAAGGACGAATAGGTTCATTTACAAGCGTTACAGCGCAGTTTTGTAAAGAAGGTAATCCAAGTTTATCAACAGTTTTTGTTCCTAATTGCCATAAAAAACGTCCAGCTACAATACCTTCTAAATTAAGCATCATTTGTCTAACATCTTCTTTTTCTTCTGAAGTAAATCCAACTTTTAATTGTTTATCACAAGCGTTTAATACTCTTTCAATAGTTTGTTCAAATTCTTCTGTTGGGGAATTATCTTCATCTTTTAATTTTCTAGCATAAGTTCTTTTAAATGTCGGATAACCTATAGGACCCCAAGGAATTGTCATTAAATTTCCTTTTGTAATTTTGGTTATTGAAATTATAACTTATTTTTATCAAGAAATAAATTACTTTTTTCACATTCTTGACAAGCACATTCGTATTCAGTTCCTTTCACTTGATCTTTAACACAAACAGAACCAATTGAATCAGCCATAAAGCTCCTTTGTTAACTACCTACTATCCAATGATAACTGTTCGCTTTATATTTAGGCAAGTTCTTTTTATCATCTATTAAAGCAGCGTCTAAAAATTTTATTCTGTATTGAGGATATAAAACAAAATAATCATCTGTAGTTTGTATAGCGTGAAGTTGTTTCCAGTGTGTTGGATGTCTAGAATATCCCTCTCCAATAAAATCTATTGTAAAAAGGTATTTTCCAAGCTTATTTATGTGCTCACCCTTAACTTCGCATTCAGCATATCGCAATGATTCCATTGTAAATACTTCTATAGAATCACTTATACAATCCCACATTTGAGCATCAAATAATTCAAGTTTTCTATCCAATAATTTTTCTGTAAAAGTTATTGCATTTGCCGGTAAGCCAGTAAATAAAGCTCCGTTATCCAATAAAACAGTAAACTGAAGCGCTTGATTTTGTCTAGCCCTAACTGAAATTAAATGACCGCCAGTTTTACCTTCCTGACTAGAATCACTATCAAATAAAAAATAATCCCAAACAAAAACTCGAATAGGAGGCAAATTTTGATTATTCACTTAAAAACTTCCATTTCGACCATACAATCAATAAACTTATTAGCTGTCATTTTAGTTACACACTCAGCTAATTCCATTTTTCTAGGACAATCGTTAAAATTCCAACGATTTAAAGACCAGTTAGATTCACAAAAATTACATAAAATATTCGGAACCACAGATCGAGTTTTAGCTAAACCTCTATAAGGAATTCGTAAATCTGGACGTATTGTAGTAAAACCACAAACAACTGGTACATCCGTTGTAAATGCTAAATGGATTGGTCCAGAATCCATTCCTATAACACACTTAGACATCCCCATAATTGTAGCCAGTTCTTCAAGGGTTGTTTGATTCATCAAGTCTACACCAAATCCTGGGTAAGTAAATTCAGTTTTAGCTAAATTCTTTTTCCAAATACTAATAGCTCCAGTTTTACCAACATAAACAGGGATTAACCCCCTAGCTTGTACATATTCAGCAATTTTTACAATCTCAGATGCAGGGATGGTTCTTTGACGATCACGAAAGGTAGTTATAAGAACTACAGCTTTACTGAAATCTACATTAAATTTGGATACATCAACTTTTGGTAGCGGGACATATTTTGTCTCGTAGTCTTTTAAAACACGTCCTAATAAACCAATAGAAGCATATTCAGTTAGTTTTAAACGTGAAGGAGTAAGACGACAATTTAAACCAGAGCCAACCAACATATTTAAATGACGAACTGCATAGGACTTATCGTACTCAGGTTTAACTTCAACAAACTTGTCTTCTGGAATAAAAGGAAATAAACATTTAAAGTGTTCGTGAATACCTACTAGATAATTACCAGTAGAATGAAAGTTATCTATAGCATATTTTAATGTAGGCGCACTAGCGATTAAATCTCCAACTGCTGCGCTATTTAAACAGTAAACAACTTTATCTGAAACCATTAAAATCTCCAATTAGGTTTTTTGTTTGCAATCATCTGCGATGTCACAACTAAAGCTTTAGGTTTAGGCTTCATGCTAGGTGCTTCAAATTGAGCATTAATAAGGGCTTCTTCGATTGTGCTATGAAGACCTCTAGCTCCTAAATTCTTTTTTATAGCCTCTAATGAAATCATAGTCAAAGCGCTATCTTCTACGATTAATTCAATTCCTTCGCTTTCAAACCATTCTTGATAGGATAGTAATACAGATCCTTTAGAATCAGTTAAAATCTTTTTGTAATCTTTTACAGTAAGTGAATGAAGCTTTGTAATAATTGAAAATCTACCAAGAAATTCTGGTATCATTCCATATTTAGTTAATGATTGAATTGATGTGTCTGGTAAATCAACAAAAGCTCCTGAGCAAATAAACATAATACCAGAAGTATTTAATGATTTATCATAAACGTCACTACCGGAATTAGATTGATAAGGTACTTCGGAGCCTTCGATTAATTTTAAAAGACCTTGCTGTACTCCTAATCCCCCAACGTCAGGTCCGTCAGTTCCGACATTTTTACGAATTTTGTCAATCTCATCAATATAAACGATAGATTTAGAAGCTCTTAATTCACTGTTTTCACATTTAACGATCAAGTCTTTAATAATTTCCTCAACGTCTCTTCCTTTATAACCAGATGAAGAAAATTGAGTAGCGTCTGTAGTTAAAAAATCAGTTTTTAAAATTTTAGCTAAAGTTGAAACAAGATAAGTTTTACCACATCCAGTCGGACCAATAAGTAATACGTTAGATTTTTTTAGATTTTTATGAATCTTTCTTTTAAAATGATTATAACCAGCTAAAGCCAAATATTTCTTAGCTTCTTCTTGACCTATAACGTATTTGTCCAACTCGGCTTTAATATGTTCAGGAGTCATTTTAATAGAACTCATTTTTCAACACACCTAGCTTTGATCTTCATACTAGAAGTTTCCATCTCTAAAGCTGAAGAAACAGCTCTTAAACAACTGACAGAAGTTTTAAATTCAGTTGTTGTTACAGATGTATTATTTGAGGACATTACAATTAATATTAGTAAATACATTATTTTCCTTTTGTGTAGGGGCACCATTCTTTGCCACAAGGCTTGTCATTACAAAATGGGCAAGTATCACTCATCTTACTTTCTCCAGTTTATATAAAGCACCGTCTAAATAAAAAGTGCGATTTTTTAAATAACGTTTAGAAACAAAGTGTTCAACTATTACGTATGAATGAAGAAATGTTGACAAAAGAAAACCAATCATAAACCAACATAAATATTTTTCTTTAATCGTAAGATTCATTCATTAACCTTTCTAAGTCACATTTAGTATACGGTAATTTTTTAGATAAGTCTATTAAAGAAAAAATTCTAATATCACATCTTTTAAGTATAAACGAAACAAGTTCAAGAAGAATAGAATTATTAAAAGATAAACTTTGAATTACTAAATAGTCATTTTCTACTGTACCTTCTTTATGTAACTGCTTAATAATACGTTTAATTTTAAATATTTCAAAAAATTTACCCTCGACCCAAACAACTTCATTACCGTATTCAAATAAAGATTTATTAACGGGTAGTTTATTTACAAGATTATTATTAAATAAAATCATATTCTAGATCTCAATTCAGATATTGTATCTTCTAGCCAGTATAATAATTCGTCTGATTCGTCGTTTAGGAGCATGTTATTAGGCACTCTACCTAAAAGATAGTTAGGACTATTTAACCAATTTTCTACCAGCTCCTTGTCTCGAAACACACTCAATAGTAATTGGTGGACTTTCTCTTCTGTTGTCATGATTCCTCCTAAAATACTCGTTTAAAGCAACAACAACAAATGGGACACCTAAAGTTGCTATTATATGAATAATCTGAAGTCTTAATCTTTTTGCTTCATATTCAGTCATAAATAAATAATATAACAAATTATTATAGACAACAAGGAATTTTTTATGGCTAAATGTAAAAACTGTAATGAAGAAAAAGTAAAAAAGCCAAAGATTTTTGGCAAGCACACACTTTTTATTGACGATCAAGAACGTAGGTGGAATGGCAAACAATGCCCAGATTGTTATAAAGCATACAATAAAGAAAGAATGCGTAAAGTTAGAAAAGATCCAAGTCTTTTTATTGCAGAAGATTTAGTTATCGTTAAGTAATTGAGTCAAAATTACCTTATTTTTAGGTGTTAAAGCGAAAGATATTACAGCAGAAGTTCCTAAAATAGAAAACAATACTTCATTTTTTACAATAGCCACAGGCTTAACCGAAACCTCTTGTAATCTTGCAACAGCTATCTCTCTTCCTGTTTTTTTGACAAATGGATCTTTAGATGAACAAGTAGAATACCCAACTTTTAATTTAAAAGAAAAGTCTCTATTAAAGATATTTTTAATTGCTTCAAAAAATAAGTCTTCAGTCATACCCTCTATAGCAAGTGTAATTCCACCTTTAGCCTGTATATTACCAGCAGAATCTTTAGCTCTTAAATGTTTATAAAAAATAGTCATTAGATACTCCCGTTGGTTAACTCATTGACCAAGATAAATATAAAAGATTATCATCGGTTGATTTTATAGCTTTTGTATTTGCGTAAAACCCTTTATTTAGGGCAGCAGCTAGTAATTTTAAAGAAGACTTTCTTGTACAAAAAACTTCTAAATCATCAAACCCTAAAGCACAATGTAATTTTACAAGAGCGTTTAATTGTGCAACTGTCTCTATTGGAGGTAGTTCTAATGAGCTTCTCTGTAGTTTAACAGCGGTCTTTTTGCTAATCATACTATTATACTACCCCGAAAAATTTCTTCAGTCAATAGGTACTTAAACTAATTTCCCTAGTTCTACCAAAATCTTTTCTAATAAGGTCGTGTCTTTCTTTTATAACCTTTACTGCATCAGGAATAGTAATGTTTCTTTGTAAAAAAACTAAATAAACTTCTTTTAAATCAGCAACAGCTAAATTTGCTGTATGTTTTAAATCATCCTCGGAAGCATCATAATCAAACATCTCTTTAAAGTATTTTTTTCTTACTTCTTTATCTGGATAACCTATACGATAAAATTGATCGACTCTTCCACATCGAATAACATTTTCAGGTATTTTTTCTGGGTGATTTGTTGTTACAAAAGAAATACAGTTAGTTGGACTAAACTCGCCATCCAAAAATTGTAATATTGTTGATAAAGTGTAATCTTCAAATAAAGTTACAAATTCTTCAAATATAATTATTTTAAGTTTATCAATTTGATTTAATTGTGAAATAAAAGATTCTGTAGGTATATCATTTAAATAAATTACAATAGCATCAATATCTCTGGCTAACCCGCGCAACCAAGAAGATTTTCCGGTACCAGGAGGACCATAAATCATAAAACTTCTAGCATATCTAGTTTGAGCTTTTTCGTAAACTTCTCTATTATTTCTAAACCAAGTTATCTCATCGGAAATTTTTTTAAGTTCAGGCAGTAGTTCTAATACCCTATCATCCCTAACTTGCATACTAACAAGTTTTTCAGGCTGTGCGCTAGTAGCACATTTATACATATAAACACCATTAGGTATTTCTACTGGAGTTAAAGAACTAATATCATTATAATATTCAATTAATAAATTGTTTTTAACTTCAAAATCGTTGTTACCTTCATTGATAATTGCTATTTTTTCAATTAACTCATCACTATTTTGAAATCCGTGATACTTTTTTAACCTAGGAGATCTAGATGCATAAAAAATTTCTTCATTATCTGAAAATTTATACCAGCTCATCTATCCTCCAAAACCAGGAAAAGGTGTGGGATTTTTACGAATTTTATCATTTATTTCATCTGCGATCGATTGTAAACTTTCAATAGCTTCTTCTGCTTCCTTTAAAAGATGTTGTTTTTCAGGGTTATCCCTTACATGATCAGCAGCTTGCTTTAAAGGAAGAATAGTGTTCTCTATAAAAGAAAGTACAGTCTCAGCCTCAGGTCTTTTTAAAGACATATAATTAGAATTATTATGTATTTTATTTCTTAGGTAAAGAAGCGTCATCGCTACTTCCGGGTCCGAACCCGCCATAGCCGTCTTTTCGACGGAACTCAAGATTTCTCTCAATAGACTCTTCTGTAACGTGTTCAAGTTTAAGTTCATAGATAGGCTCCTTGTTACCAAAAATGCTAGTCATATCCGAATTAAAAAACCATGCTAACTTAGAAGATGCGCTAAAAAAAGCCTTCCAATATTTCCCACCCATCATTCTTACTTTGCGTAATTTCACATCGTAAGCCATAATTCGTTTTGTATTTCTTAAAAAGAAAGTACCAAAACTAGGGATTCTTACATAATACCCTTCTTTCAACATTTTAGTCAATTCATCTATAAAAACATTTAGAATATGTTTAGTTTGATATTCAGATAAATTTAATCTTTTACCAATTCTTTTTCTTAGTTCTTTAGCAGAATCATTTAACGAAACATTTTCGCCTGGACCTTTTCTTCTGACATCATTATAATAATGAACATCAAAGAACTCTTCCTTAGTAATGCCATATTTTTCTAGCTTTTCCTTCCACTTTTCGTACATCCGCGTGGACAAAGGATTGGGCGATACCGATCGCTTTGAAGGTGCTTGCGATGATTTTGGTCCATTCATCCATTGTATCCGTTGTTAAAGTCTTAGGTCTACTGTCAACAGCGTTACCTAAAACGTGCTGACTTTTAGGTGCCCCGCCAATAGACTTATTGTGCTTGGAACATCTGTAGCCACTTGTAATTATAACAGATTGTTTGAATTCTAGTCTACACTTTTCTAACTTCTCAATAAGTTCTTTAGATATCTTTTGGTCAATACAGTCAGTATTTTCACACTTACATTCAAACTCTTTTGAATTGAAATGTGGTGTAAATTGAACTAACTCACCTTTCTTCCATGTAAAAAATTCCATAAGTATCTCCTAATAAAATTTGTTAAATTATTGAAAATACTAAGATTTACAAATATATAGACCAATTTGAATAAATATGTTACAGTGTTTATGTGGTTGTTATTATTAATAAAAACAAATACTAGTAGGGAAAGAACAAATCTGATGACCTCTAGTGGGGTATTAATAATTAAACCAGCTAACGTCTAACCCTTTTTTTAACATAGGCTAAAAATGACAAGAGAATATTACCTAAATGCTCTAATTTGTTTACTTTTGCTTAGAGTTATAGTAATAGGCGGTTCTCTCGCAGATGCTCTTGCATTGTCTGCTTTTGCGCTTTATTTAGCAGTTACTCAATATGTTTCTGTTAAAAGGTGGCAAAACGACGCAGATGATATTAATAAAAAAATAGAAGACTTAGTACAACAAATGGAACAGTCTAAAAAGAATTTGCAATCTAAAGATGATGAAATGTTTAAAGAATTGCAGATAGTTTCAGCCAAAGTAGATCAAGTTAAAATGGGTGTGAGTCTTTCACAAGGTATTCGTAAATGAGCGATATTATAGATTTTAATCAATTTAAAAGCGATAAGGAATGGCGAGAATTTGCCAATAGACAAACTGCTACAATTTTAGCTCTACAAAATCAAATAAAATTTCTTGAAGAAAAGCTTACAGAATCAGAAAAGCTTTTAAAAAATACTACGCAAGTTTCACCCCTTACAGTAAACTCAAATGAAGAAGAGTTATGTAAAATTGAAATTAAAAGACTTTATGATAAAGCAAAAATGCAACCTTTGGAATGGAACGAAGTTCGTTCATTTGAAGTATACGTAAAAGCTTTAATAGCAATTAAAAATAAAACTCCTGAAGAAGTGAGTAAAAAATCCGATAAAGCTCCAAAAATGAATCAAGCTCAGTTGCTAGAGTTAGCTTTGAAGGCAACAGATGAATCAACCGAACAATAATTTAACCCCAGCTCAAGCTCGTACAATATTATGGAGACAAGGTAGAATTGTCGATTTCCTATTGGATAATAACCAAATGGAAATTTACAATTCGTTAAAAGATGGTAAGGGTGCTAAACATACAGTAGTGGCTTTATTTAGTCGTCAAACTGGTAAATCCTACGGTCTTCTTACAATCGCAACACAAGAATGCTTAACTAGAAAAGGCATTACAGTGGTGTTTATCGCACCTAGATTAAAACAGGCTAGAAAGATCGCTAAAACTAACATGGCAGAGATTCTTAAGACCTGTCCAGAAGATGTTAGACCTAAATATAACGCTAAAGAAGAATCTTATTATTTTCCTACTACAGGCAGTACGATTGAATTAGCCGGATTTAATGCGGACGAAGTTGAATCACAACGGGGTCCTAAAGCTCATTTAATTATCGTTGATGAGTGCGGGTTTATGAGTAATCTTAAATACGGCTTGAAATCGGTTTTATATCCAAAGCTTAATACAACTAAGGGGTCGATGATCCTTTGTTCAACTCTCCCTCGTTCACAAGGGCATGAATATTTTGAGTTTATTAAAAAAGCTGAATATAACGGTACTTTAATTAAGAAAAACGTGTTAGAATGTCCTAGATATATCAAGGAAGATATAGATAGATTTGCAGAAGAAGTTGGCGGATATGATAGCGTAGATTTTAAACGTGAATATCTGAATATAATGATTACTGATGACGAGTACGCAGTTGTTCCAGAAGCTACTGAAGAATTGATGCAAGAGATAGTTAAAGAAGTTCCAAAGCCCCCTTATTACGATGTTTACGTTGGTATGGATATTGGGGTAAAGGATTTAACAGTGGCGTTATTAGGTTACTATGACTTTAAAAAAAGTACTGTAGTTATTCTAGACGAGGTTGTTTTAAAAGGTAAAACGGTAACTACTGAAAGCATATACGAAAGTATTTCTTTTAAAGAAAACTTACATTTTGGTAATAAAAAACCATATTTAAGAATTGCTGATGATAACAACCAGATTCTTTTAAACGATTTATTGGCGACAAAGAATATGCTATTTCAGATAACTCGAAAAGATCAAAAAGAAGCTGCCTTAAATAATCTAAGAGTTATGCTTGGGTCTAAAAGAATTATTATTCATCCAAGATGTAAAACTTTAATATTTCATTTAAAGAATGCTACTTGGAACAACCGTAAAACATCTTATGAAAGAAGTCCTGATAATGGTCACTACGATGCACTGGACGCTTTAGTATACCTTATAAGGAATGTAAACTTCGGTAAAAACCCTTACCCCAAAGATTATGACATGCCTATGGGGGATTGGTATATGTTAGAAAATGGCAAAAGAACACAGTTTGAACAGCGTATCTTAGATATGTTTACTACAAAAAAGAGATAACAAATATTTTTATGGAACCAAGAAAAGGTAAAAGATTCGTTAAGTTAGTTAAAAAATTAGATGGCTCGACTAGAAAAGTTTCTTATGGTCAAGCTGGATCGGATATAAAGCCAGGTACAACAAAAGGCGATTCTTATTGTGCTAGATCGCTAGAACAATTAAGAAAGTTTAAAGATGCGGCTAAAGATCCAAATAGTCCTTTAAGGCTGTCGAGAAAAAAATGGCGTTGCGTGGGTGCTAAATCCAAGAGGTAAAAATGGACGATGTTAATAACAAAGCTAAGGAATACATTAAAAACGGTTATTTTGCAGCAAAAGATGCAGAGGATACCGCTGGTGTATTAATGGAAAAAGTCCAAGCTTGGAATAATTCATTACTGGCTAATGGCTGGATGAATAAACTAAGGGACTCTTGGCTTGCTTATTACGGTGCCTATTTTACAAACGCTCAAGGAAATGCTCACAGAATTACGTTTGCTGGAGAACAAGGTGAAATCGCTCAGGTAGCAGTAAACCATTTAAGAAACCTCGCTCAACACATGTTAAACATGACTACAGCAAACCGTCCAGCTTTAGAAGCTAGAGCAGCTAATACAGATTTTAAATCACAAGCACAAGTAAATCTAGCCAATGGTTTATTAGATTATTACATGCGTGAAAAACGATTAGAGCGATATATTCGTTCAGCAGTAGAAAGTGCTATTGTTTTATCTGCTGGATATGTTAGAGTTCAATGGGACGCTAATGCTGGTAAGATTGTCGATGAAGATGAAGAGACAGGATTAAAGCTATACGAAGGGGATATTAAATTTAGTAACCTTTCCCCTTTTGATATCATGTTTGATTTATCAAAAGAAGATTCTGGTCATGATTGGATAGTTATACGGGAATTCAAAAATAAGTACGATCTAGCCGCTAAATACCCAGAATATGCTCAAAAAATCGTTCAATTATCAACTAAAGATGAAATAATGAAGCTCTCGATGAGAGCCTTCACACAAATGCAAACGGATGATATACCGATATACACTTTATACCACAATAAAACAGATGCCATTCCTGAAGGAAGAGAGTTAGTATTTTTAGATGATCAGATAATTCTAATTGATCAACCTTTGCCATATAGAAAAACTCCTGTATATAGAATCACACCTAATGAAATCATGGGCACACCATTTGGTTATGCCAGCGTATTTGATATTCTTCCTTTACAAGAAGTTTCTAACACTCTATATACTCAGATATTTTCAAACCAAAATGCTTTAGGAATGCAAAACTTGTTTGTTGAACAAGGCGCAAATCTAAATTTTACAAACTTAGCTGGCGGATTAAACATTATCGAAGGCGCTAAGAAACCGGAACCTTTAAATCTTTTGAATACTTCACAAGAAACATTCCAATTCTTGCAGTTAATTGAAAAGTCAATGGAAACTATTTCAGGTATTAACGCTGTGATGAGAGGTAATCCTGAACCAAATATGAGATCAGCAAACGCTATGGCGTTAGTTCAATCTCTTGCAATTCAGTTTATGTCAGGGCTACAACAACAGTATGTTGCTTTATTAGAAGATGTAGGTACAGGGTTAATTGAAATATTACAAGATTATGCAAACACTGAAAGAGTAGCGTCAATTGTAGGTAAATCAAATAGAACTTATTTAAAAGCTTTTAAAGGAAGCGATCTTTCTGAGGTTAAAGGCGTAGTCGTAGATGTGGCAAATCCTTTAGCTAGAACTACAGCGGGTCGAATTGAAATGGCTGAACAGTTAATGCAGATGAAAGCTGATGAATTTACAATTGAACAATATTTACAAGTTATTAATACAGGTAATTTACGTATAATGACTGACGATAATACTCGTGAACAATTACTAATTCATGAAGAAAACGAAAGATTAATGGTAGGCGAATCTGTTAGAGCGCTTGTTATTGATGAACATTTACAGCATATTAAATCACACAAAGCTGTATTAAACGATCCAGATTTTAGAAAACCTGAATATGCCGATGTTCAAGAAGTTGTTTTAAACCATATTCAAGAACATATTGATCTTTTAAGAAAAACAGATCCAGCTTTCTTAAATATTTTAGGTCAACAAAGTTTACCTCCAGAGCCAGGGTCAGGAGCGCCCACAATGGAACCTGGTGCTCAAGTTCCACCTAATAGTGTTGCACCTGAATTAGCTCAAGTACCTCAACCAGAGGCACCTACTGAAGTAGCTAACATACCTTCACCTCCAGGTCAGTTTAGCGAAATGCCAGTAACTTCTGAACAGAATTTAGCAAAGATAACAGGACAAGGAAATGAAGAACAATAAGACTGGTATTATGAATATGCAGGAAGAAATCGAAAGATTAACTGCTGAATTAGATAAAATTAAGTCAGAAAGAGAAAAGCCTTACGCTGAAAGATATTATGGTAAAGCTTTAGAAAAAGAAGTTCCAAAAAAGAAAAGTCCTCCAGAAATGCCTGAATTCTTAAAAGAAACCGATGTGCCTAAAAATATTCATGGACCTGACACAGATGTCAGTAGGTATGTTACTAAACAACAAGCTAAAGCAAAATTATTTAGAAAGTTAGCTGGAGCATTAGGTAAAACAGCAAAAATTGGGGCACCTTTGTTAGGTATAGCTTCGGATGTATTAGCTTCTGAAGATTTAGATGATGCTGAAATTAGTCCAGAAGAAATTAAACGAATGCAAATAGAAAAAGAATTAACACCAAAAGATTTAGAAATTAAGCAATCTTTAGAAGAAAAAGCTAAAAGCTTAAAACCAAGCGATTCTATAATTGACGATTTGACTGATGATAACGAAGATGATAAGATAGAGGAAATGAATAGGGAAAAAATAAAAAGGTTCCCTCTACTTAACAAAAAATTACTTAGGAAAAAATGAATTATATTGAATATATAAAACCAGTACAAGAAATAAAAGAATACGTTCTAGATCATTCAAAAATTAAAACATTAAAAGTTATTGCTAAAATTGAAAGCAATGATGGTAAAAATACTCTACATAAAAAACTTAATTCCGGAATGCATGAGGGTTCTTCTGCAATAGGTAAGTATGGCTTAATGCCGTTAACAATAAAAGATATTGACGATAGATTTAAAGCTTTATCGGATGAGCAAATACGTTTTAAATTAAATAGAAACCCTGAATTAGAATTTGATTTAGCTTCAAAGTATTACGATATTCTAAGAGAAGAGTTAAAAACTACTGACCCTGGTAAGATTGGTTACGGTTGGTTAGTAGGAGTTACTGGAGCCAAAAAGGCTCTCAAAATTGGAAAAAATATTGAGAATCACTTCCATGTCAAAAAAATCCGAAAAGCTCTAAAAGATTAAATAAAAACAAATAATTATAGAGTCCTATCCAATTCCGGACGGGCTAACTTTTATCTTACCCCATTATGGGATAGAGGAGTAATTATGTCAGAAGAAATCGCTTCAAGTGAAGCAGTAGAATCACAAGAATCAATTGAATCAGAATTAGCCCAAGCTGAACAAGAATTAAAAGCTCAAGCTAATAATGAATCTAAAGCCGAACAATCATCTAAACGCAAGTTTAAATTGAAAGTTGACGGAGAAGAACTAGAAGACGAGATTGATTTGTCAAATGAACAAGAACTTATCAAAAGGCTCCAGTTAGCCAAAGCAGCTCAAAAACGTATGCAAGAAGCTGCTCAGTACCGTAAACAGATTGAGGATACTGAATCAGAAGTAAACGAATTTTTAAGTAGTTTAAGGAGTAATCCGTTAGCAGTATTGAGTCATCCTGAATTAGGTATTGACATGAAACAAATCGTTGAGAATTTCCTTCAGCAGGAAGTTGAGCGTTCTCAAATGACTCCTGAGCAAATTGAACTTGAAGAGGCTAGATCTAAATTAAAAGCCTTAGAAGAGGAAAAAGAGCAATTAGAAAACCAACGCCGCGAAGAATATATGGAGCGTTTAAGAGTTGAAAAAGCTGCTGAAATTGAAAAGGAATTAATTGAAGCTCTTGATTCTGGTGATCTTCCACAGTCTGACTATATCATGAATAAAATGGTGGACTTAGCTTCTATTGCTTATGATAACGGAATTGAATTAAGCATGAAAGAAATCCTTCCTATTGTTCGTGAATCTTATCTTAGAGATGCGCGTCAAATTTTTGGCAAGCTACCGGATGAACTAATTGAAGATATTGTTTCTAAAGATAGAATTCGGAATATTCGTAATAAGCAATTACAAGCATTAAAAAATCAACAAAAACCAACACTTAGCGTACCTGATACGGGTAAAAAAGTTTCGCCAAAAGAAGAAAAGAAACAAAGCGCTAAAGATTTTTTCAAAGATGCTTGGTAATTTAAACAAATAATATCAGAGGGTTATTACCCTCTGTTTCTATATTTTAAGAATATAGATAATCAAGTTAGATTTATTCGCAAGCAATAGCCCGAATAATACCTTTGAGATGATTCTGTTGTGAATAAAATGTGGATTCAATTAACACAAACATAACTCAAGGAGTTTATAATGTCTAGCGCTAATGCTAACAATTTAGTGACCCTAAACGGTCTATTCAAAGAAGTCTATGCCGATAAATTGGAAAGACTTATCCCTGACGGAGTAAAACTACAATCTATGATTAAGTTTGCTCCTCGTCAAAAACAACCCGGTAACTTTAACTAATTATCTAAAATTGACATAGAGGAACCATTCGTGGTATACTCGTTTAATATGGAAGACGTAAAAAAGTACAAAGTATACGTTTTAAAAGATAAAGACGGAAAGATAAAATATGTTGGTCAAACCCGTCAAAGTCTAAAAAAACGTTACTATGGTCATAAATTTCAAAGCTCATTTAAAGATGAGTATTTTACTATAGAACTTGTACAATCGTTTGATAATCCTGAGCCTATGTATAAACTTGAGGCTATGCTTATTGAACAGTATGATCTTGTTGTTAATGGTTGGAATAAAGCTGAGGGTTTTAAAGATTGCCCTGAACAATTCGATGGAACTGGTGAAAAAAATGCTTTTTATGGGCATAAGCATAGAGAAGATGTTTGTAATAAAATAGGCGAAAGAAGCAAAGGTAATAAATATGCCGTTGGTTCTAAAAGTAGAAAGGGATTAAAAAACAAACCAGAGCATCAAAAAGCTTTAATTGAATCAAGAGAAAGAAAAATTCTTTGTTTAGATACAGGAGAAGTTTTTAGAAGTGGTGCTGAAGCAGCAAGCAAACTCGGTTTAAAAAGATCTAAGATTTGCCTTGTATGTAAAGGTTTAAGAAAATCAACTGGTGGATTACGTTTTTCGTATGTAGATAATCAAGGAGTGGTCGATTAGAAATAGTCGACAAAAACTATCCCCTTAATTGCTGGAACCCCCTAACGTAAAGACGAGGGCAATCAGCAGCGAAGCAGTAGCAATACTGAACGTTCAACGACTAGAGCAGCCATAACGCTCGTAGCTTCAAGTGAAGCGAAATGGGGGAAACCTGAACAGATAATGCTGAAGGTTAAGATATAGTCTAATCTGTAGGGAAACTTACAGCAGCGGTCACTGAAACTGGCAAACCGCGGTTAGGAATTAACAAAACCTAATGAATACAATGCTATAACCAACCAGTAGTTCTTGGATTAGAACACGGTGTATCATTTGCTGCTGAAGATGAAGGTGCTTTTTCTCTTCAACCGGCTGTTACTGGTCAAATCAAGAACGCTCAAGTTCGAGGTTTTCAGATGTTGCTTCGTTCTGTCATGGCTTATGACGCTGCGTACGCTTCTGAAGGCGGCGGAGCTAGAGCTTTCGAAGATGCTACCAAATTTCTTGTTGGTAACATGATGAAATCTATGGCTAAGAAGCTTGAAATTGAGCTTTTCTACGGTCAAGCTGGAATTGGCGAAATCGCTTCTACTGCTAGTAACGTAATTACTATCGTTACTTCTGAATGGGCACCAGGAGTTTGGGCTGGATCTGAAAAGATGCCAATCGAAATCTATTCTTCTACTGCTCCAGGCTCTACTCTTCGTGGAGATTGTAACGTAGTTTCTATCGATATGGAAGCTAAAACTGTTACTGTAGATTCTCTTCCTGCTTCTGCTACTGTGGGAGATATCATTTTCATGAAAGGTGCTAAAGATAAGGAAATGCCAGGTCTTCATAAGATCATTTCTAATACTAGCACACTTTTCGGAATTCCTGCTGTTTCTTACAATCTTTGGAAAGGTAACGTAGTTAGCGCCGCTGGTGCTTTAACTTATACAAAGCTTTCTAATGCTCTTGCTAGACCAGTAGAAAAAGGTCTTGAGTCGGATGTTGACGTTTTCGTTAACCCTCGTACATGGTCTGATCTATTGACTGACCAAGCTGCTAACCGTGACAATGCTGTTCCAAGAGTACTTGATTCTTCTTATAAGCCTGCTGAGCTTGAAGTTGGACATGAGTCTATTCTTTTCCATTCTCAGAACGGAAAAATGAGAATTCACTCTTCTAACTACGTTAAAGAAGGTTTTGCTTACGCTGTAGCTCTTGAAGACTTCTTAAGAATCGGATCTACTGAAATCACTTTCCGTAACCCAGGTCGTTCTGATGAGTTCTTCCGTGAACTCGTTGATAACGCTGGTTATGAACTACGTTGTTATACCAACCAATCGCTTTTCTGTAAAGCCCCTGGTAAACAACTTCTTATCACTGGTATCGTGAACTAATTTAATTTGGTTCACTCGGGGAGGTGCAATGCCTCCCCTTTTTTATTTATACCGCTTAAATTAATAGTTTTAAATGGTTAGGTGATGTGGTTACTTAACAAATACCTTTAGAGGTAATTTAATGGCTAAAGTCCTAATTGTCAATAATACACCATATTTATATCCTCAGCCGGGTGAGCAAGCTCCGTGGGGAGAAGGTGCAACAGGTTGGGCGGAAGAAGTCACAAGAGTTTTAAGTACGTTAAAAGGTGCTGCTGATATTCTTGAAACAAGTTATGCTATAGAAAATAATGTAACTAGTCCCGAAATTATAGGTGGACTATCTTTTGATGTGAATATTGTTAGAGGGTTTGTTGTGCAAGCAACGGTTTATCGTTCAAGTGGTTCAAATGAATACGCCGAAGAAGTTTTCTTAAATGGCGTTTATCAAGGCGCTAGTGGCTGGCTTCTTCAACAGGATGGGATTGGAAACGCTGGTATATCGTTTACAATTAGTCCAAGTGGTCAATTAAATTATACATCAACTAACTTACCTACTCCATATTCTGGTATAATTACATTTAGAGGAATAGGAATTCTTACTGTTTAAAAAGAGATTAAAGTATGGCACAAGCATTTCGTTATTTTGTTAAAGGTATTGAATTAAGAGGTGAAACGGCTGATCCTTCAGATAATATAGAAGGTTCGATATTTC